AAGGATTTGTGGTGCGCCCGGCAAGACTCGAACTTGCGACCTTTTGATTCGTAGTGAACGGCAATCCCCTGCCGCGTTCCCGCAGTAATTCGTAAGCATATCATTTTATGAGGTTTAGCGGGACTTCGCCAAAATCCCATCTAAACCAAATTAGCCAAAATTGTTAAGAAAGTGGTACCAAAACTGGTACCAAATCATGCGCGCAACAAGTAGACATTGTGGACACTATGCAAACTAAAAGCAGGGAATAGTGGAAATGCCCAAGTATCCCTGGATGCAATTCAACACAGGTGATTGGCTGAAGGATCCAAAACTTTCTATGTGCCAACCTGCTACCCGTGGAATCTGGATTGACGCGATAGCCGCCATGCACGAAAATGGCCGTTGCGGTTCACTCTCAGGTACGCCTGATCAATTGATCCGCGTCCTGCGCTGCACCGTACCCGCCCTCATGTCCGCTATCATGGACCTCCAATCCACCGGAGCCGCCGACGTAGAGCAACGCAATGGCGTTGTAACGCTCATAAATCGCAGGATGTCAAGGGAGGCCAAAGAAAGAGAAATGAGCAGGATACGGCAAGAACGCTTTCGCGAGAAAGCAGGCCGTAACGCAAAAAATAACGGCCCCGTAACGGAAATGTCACAACCCACAGGTATATATATATCTAATTCTTTTTCTAATTCTTTTGAAAAGAAAAAGGAGTCTGAGGAAAAGGAAAAACTTGTGGAGCGATTTGACGTTTTCTGGGCGGCGTATCCTCGCAAAGAAGCAAAACAGAACGCCTGGAAGGAATTCCAGCGGCTCAACCCGGATGAAGAGCTGATGTCCGTAATGATTCCGTGGATCGGACTGGCATGCGATTCTGAACAGTGGCAGGACAAATCAAAAATTCCGCATCCAGCAACATGGTTGCATCAAAGGAGATGGGAGGGAGACCCTCCTCCAAAACCGAGAGAAGGCGGCAAAAATGGAACAAGCTCGGCAAATAGCGCAAGGAGTCCTGGCGGAGCTCCAAAATTCGATCCCGCAGACATCCCGGAATACGCCAGGCCGGAATGGGCGAGAAAGCCCGAAGTGCCCGATCTGTAACGACGTTCTCTGGATCCCACTGGGGAACGGCGTGGCGCGCTGCGAATGCCAGAAGCGCCGGATTGTGGAGGGCCGGATCCGCGTGGTTCTCGAGGATTGGCCGGAATACAAAAGCGCCGATCTAAGCCGGTACAAGCCGGTGTCGATCAGCCAGCAGAACGCGTTCCGGACGATTGCTGGCAATCCAAAAGGCAGCTATTTCCTTTCCGGCAAATATAGCCGCGGGAAGACGCACCTGATGATTGCGCAGTATCGGCACCTGGCGCTCGGCGGGGAAACATGCATTCTCCGGTCGGCGCGCGATCTCATGGAGGAGCTCCGGAAAGCAGAGATGCCGGCGGATTCAAATCGGGAAGTCTTCGAATCACCGGTGCTGCAGATGGTCAATTTTTCGGCCGCCGGGCATCTCTTCGTCGACGACTTCGAAAAGGCGCCGGCCAGGTCGGGATTCCGCGAAGAGGCGGTATTCGATCTGTTGGATACAATCAAGCGCCGGCAGCTCGGGCTCACTGTTACAAGCAATTTGTCGCTTGCGGAAATGAGCGGCAAAATCGGCGAGGCGGCCGCGGCCAGGCTTTTTGCGATTTGCAGGGAGATTCAGCTTTGAGCGAAGAGATGAATGTACACATTCCAAATAAGCAGCTCTTTCGACCAGATGAGGTGGCTGATTTTTTGCGACTGAAGCGGGTAGAGACTGTTTATTGTTGGATCCGCACCGGGAAGATAAAATATGTACTGACGCCAGGGCGCCAGAAAAGAATCCCACGGGCAGAAATCGAGAGGATCGCGCGGACATTACAAGGAAGGTGTGTGGGATCATAAAAAGGAGTGCTAAATGCATACGATTAAACGGATCGATATAGATCCTTCGCTGGAATTCCTAAGGGCCACAATAACAACATGGGTGGATCGCTTGGGATCAGTCTCCAAGATTTTCCCCCAATGTGAGAGCAAATATTATCTTGAACCAACCCTTGTTGGTTTATTGGCCGGCTCTGCGTGGGCGAATGATCTACCGGCCATAACAGAGAAAAAGATTAAGCGAATAGCGAATGGCTCTCCGGAGAAATCTGGCCGACTCGATCTCCTGATACAGAAAGGGGAACTGTGTATAGCTCTTGAAGCCAAACTAATTTGGGATTGCGAATTATCAGTTGATCATGTCAGGGAATCGCTTGCGGAAGCATGTTCAGAAGTGAAGTCCATTTCTGACGTCAACGCGCAAATTCTTCTCGGCGGCGTTTTCTTTGTCCCCTGGTGGAATAATGGGGACCAGAAGCGCAGTCTAAAGATAAGGACCGTTGATCGCTACGATGACCTGAAAGCCGACGTGAAGGCCTGTTATTACGATCCCGCAATTGAGTATCCAGGGGCCATCTTTGCAGCAAAGGTGGCTGGTTCTGACTAAATGCTGGATTGATTTATCCTCATAAACAAGAAGTTGGTGAAATAGCCGATGCCAAGGATAGTATCTACCGTAGCGCTGCTTCAAATCACAACAAAACGGTAGTGTTTTAAGTAAATTTTTCTCCGTAACTTGACTCGCCCTGTGAAATTGTTCCATATGTAACCTCGAAACGATTCTCCGAATGCTTGCTCATGCCATACACAAGCACAACCGGGAAGGTGAAAACCCGGGATCAAAACACCACCGCAAAGCCGGCTGAGATATCCAAACCATGCCAAAAATCAGAATTGCGAACCCGCGGCCCGGGAGCGCCAGGTACACATCTGAAAGCCAGGCGGAAAGGTATGTGCGCCGGGGGGAGGCCGTAAAGATCGGAAACGAACTGCACTTCCTGTCTGAGACTGAACAACGGCATATACGGAATGTCGAGGCGCAGGTGGCAAGGTCGGAGCGAAGGGCGAGCGATGTCTACATAAGAGGCACGGTCTGGTGGAACGGCTCAGATCCGGACGGAATGCACCGGCCGGGAGAGGTAGTATCGTGATAAATACGTTGCCGGGTCCTTCCTGGGGCAAAACCAAAGCGGGTGAGTTGGTGGCACAATTTCGCCAGGATTTGGGGTCCAAAAGTCAGGAAACCGGAAACTGAGCCATGAAAGCGAAAGGCCGGAAGGCCCTCATGTCCGCCAAGGAATATGCCGGGCATCGCGGCGTCACCCCATCGGCAGTAACCAAATGGAAAGCCAAAAAGCTCCTCGTCATGCGCGCCGGCCGCATCGATGTCGCCGCTTCCGATGCCGTCCTGGATCGGCTGGAACAGAGATTAGAGGATGGACGCGACCCGAAGAACTTCAACGAAGCACAGTTCATGAAAGAACTGTATCTCGCAAAAATTCGCCGGCTGGAATACATGGAAAAGGCAGGAGAGCTGATCGCAATGGCCGCGGTGAAAAACAAGCTGCAGGAAATCTTCAGCCAGCACCGGGACGGGCTATTGACGATCCCCGAGCGGCTCTCGGCGCCGCTCGCATTGGAAACGGATCCTGCCAAAGCTCATGCGCTTTTGTCACAGGAAATTTTGGGGCATCTGAATGGACTTGCGGACAGACTCGAGGGGAAATGAAATTCCGGCCGTCATTGCCGCGGCTATCCGGCCGGAGCCAGCCCTGACGGTTTCCCAATGGGCGGACCGATATCGGATTCTCTCCCATGTTTCTGCCGGCGAGCCCGGCAAGTGGCGAACATCGCGGGTTCCTTTCATGCGCGAGGTAATGGACAGCATGTCTCCTGTCGGCGGCAATGAGCGGACGATATTTGTAAAACCGGCGCAGATCGGCGGGAGCGAGGCGCTGCTGAATCTGCTGGGCGCGATCATCCATGTTGCGCCGGGTCCGGCAATCCTTGTGCAGCCCACCGTTGAGCTGGCCGCCCGGTTCAGCAAGCAAAGGGTTTCCTCGCTCGTGCAGGATACTCCCGAAATCCGGGAACGCATCTCCGCGAATGAGACGCGCAACTCCGACAACACGATCCAGACCAAGAGCTTTCCCGGCGGATTCGTCGCCTTGTGCGGCGCAAACAGTGCAGCGGGTCTCCGGTCGATGCCGGCCAGGTACGTCATCATGGACGAGGTGGACGCATATCCTGCTTCCGCGGTCGGAGCTGCCGGCGCTGAGGGCGGATCCGTGGCTGAGGGCGATCCTTGCGACCTTGCGATTGCCAGAAGCGAGACCTTCAGCAACAGGCGCATTGTCATGATAAGCACGCCGACCATCAAGGGCATTTCCCGGATTGAAGCCGCCTATGAGGAGAGTGATAAGCGCCGGTATTACGTCCCCTGTCCGCATTGCGGCGCCTATCAGACTTTGAAGTGGTCCGGCGTGCACTGGCCGGAGGGGAAACCGGAAGAGGCCTTCTACCAATGCGAATCCTGCAATGGAGTGATCGAAGACCGGCATAAACCGGGAATGCTCGCAGGCGGCGAATGGAGGGCCGGGGCCCACGGATCCGGCAAGGCGGCCGGATTTCATATCAACGGCTTGTATTCTCCCTGGACAACCTGGCCGAAACTGGCAGGCGCCTTCATCAAGGCGAGCAAATCGCCGGAACGCTTGCGCGTATTCATCAACACGGTGCTCGCAGAGTCGTGGGAAGACAGCGCAGCCGAAAAGATTGATGTTGAAATGCTGCTGTCGCGGCGCGAAGCATTTGGGCCGACTCTGCCAGCGGGAGTGGCGTTGCTGACCTGCGGCGTCGATGTCCAGGCGGACCGTCTCGAGGCGGGCATCTTCGGCTGGGGAAGCGATGAAGAATGCTGGTTGGCCGCTTACCATGTCCTTCAAGGCGACACCACCAGGCCGGAGGTATGGAGGGATCTGGACCGGATCCTGAATTCGGAATTCCAGCACGAATTCGGGATGAAACTTTCAATATCGGCGGCTTGCATCGATTCCGGGTACGCCACAGCCGCCGTCTATCAGTTTTGCAGAGATCGACTTCGCCGGCGCATTTACGCGATCAAGGGACAGGCTGGGCGCCGCCCCGTATGGCCGCGCAAGGCAAGCAAGGGGAAAGACCGTTCTCCGTTGTTCCTGGTGGGGGTTGACCCGTGCAAAGAATGGGTCTCAGCTCACTTGAAAATCCCGGATCCGGGTCCGGGATATATGCATTTCCCGATGACAGCGGACCGGACGTTCTTCGAGCAACTGACATCGGAAACGGTTCGCATTCGATACAGCAAAGGCTTTGCAATCCGAGAATGGTACAAGTCGCCAGGCGTGCGCAACGAAGCCCTGGACGTCGCCTGTTACGCCTATGCGGCTCTCCAGGCTTTGGTGATGGCCGGATGGAGGCTCAATGCATGCGCCGAGAGACTGGAAGCGCAAAAGCAGGAGGCCGCGAAATTGGCCGAACGCAAACCGGCGCATCCACGCGATTCCGAGCTGATCCATCCTCACGGGAATTGGCTGGGCGGCCGCGGAAAGGACTGGCTTCGAAGATGAAAAACAAAAAGGATTCTGCGCTGCGAGAACCGGAGATCGCCGGACACGGCCGGCAGTACCGTGACAACCCGGACGCAATGGCGCCGGCATCGCTCCGGGACGATATATCGGCCCGGTGGGAGTACAAGTCCGTGCTGCTCAATCGGAATGCCGAGCTTTCCGGCTACGGGGCGGAGGGATGGCAGCTCGTTTCCGTAATCCCGCAAGCAGCGGATCAGGCAATGTTCTATTTCCGGAGGATGATACGGCAGTGACGCTCGAACAGCTGCAGGCAAAACGAGAAGAAATCCTTCAACGCATCGGAGTCGCTCGGGCATGTTTCGGCGAACGCAGCTTTGAGTTCACCGACGCCCAGAAAGCCCTCGCCGCCATTGACGGCGAGATCGAAAAGCTGTCTGCGAAATCTTCTGCTCGAACCACTTATGCGGCCTTCAGCAAAGGCCGGGATCGCTGATTTTCGCAATGAACCAAAGCCATTTATCCGACACATGGCTTGACCGCGCCATCCGCTGGTTGAGTCCAGGGTGGGGTGCGAAACGAATACGGGCCAGGGCCGCCGCCGGGATCCTTCTCAAATACGAAGCTGCCCGCATGGACCGGCGACTGTCGAACTGGCGGACCACGGACAGTTCCGCCAACGCCGAGATCGGCCCAGCCCTCGCCCAGCTGCGACAGCGCAGCCGCGACCTGGTGCGCAACAATGCCTACGCCACCCGCGCCGTCGACGAGCTCGTGGGCCACATGATCGGGACGGGCATCACGGCGCAGGCGGATCTGCCGGAGGGGAAAGACTCCTCCATTGCCAAACAGATCAATGAAGCCTGGAAAGTCTGGATTGAAGAATGCGATGCGGACGGACAGCTGGATTTCTACGGAATCCAGCGCCTGGTTGCCCGCGAAGTGGTTGAAAGCGGCGAATGCCTGGTACGAATGCGGCCCCGATCTTCGGACGATGGATTTCTCGTGCCCATGCAGTTGCAGATCATCGAAGCGGATCAGCTCGATACCGGGAAAACCGAATTGACCAATACCGGCTACATCATCCAGGGAGTCGAATTCGACCTTCTCGGGCGCCGGATCGCTTACTGGCTTTTTCCCAACCACCCCGGCGAAGTCTTTATCAGCCACTCGAGATCCAGCAATTCCTCGCGCAGGGTTGATGCCGGGAACATTCTCCACATTTACCGTAAGGACCGCCTCCAGGTGCGGGGAGTCCCCTGGCTCGCTCCCGTAATCGTCTCGATGCGAGATCTCGACGAATATTGCGAGGCCGAACTGGTCCGGAAGAAAATCGAGGCCTGCTTTTCCACCTTTGTCACCCAACCCGATGCCGGCGCAGGCCCCTCCATAGGAGAAGTGCAGGCGCAGGACAGCCAGATCGTAGAAACTGTCGAGCCCGGCATGATCCGGTACTTGCGCCCAGGCGAGGAGGTTACTTTCGGGGTCCCGAGCGGCACCGGCAACGGATACCGGGATTTCATGCGGGACATACAGACCAGGATCGCATCAGGCATTGGGATCACCTACGAGCAGCTCACCGGCGACCTCTCCAACGTCAATTACTCGAGCTTCCGCGCAGGCCTCCTGTCTTTCCGAAATCATATTGATGCTTTCCGCTGGCTCATCTTCATTCCGATGTTCTGCAAGCCCGCCCGCCGGTGGTTCATCGATTCGGCCTATGCGGCCGGCCTCATCTCCGCCCGCAACTACAGGACGGTATGGTCTCCGCCAAGCTACGGCAGCGTGGATCCCGAAAAGGATGCACGGGCCATCCTCTCCCGCATCCGCATGGGCATCCAAACATGGGAACAGGCTGTCGGAGAAGAAGGATACGACCCGGAAGAACAGCGTGCCGCGATCAGGAGAATCAACGAGGCCTGGGATAGAGACGGAATCGTACTCGACTGCGATCCGCGCTGGCGCACAAAAACCGGTTCGGCCATAACCGGAAACAACGAGGACCAAGCCTCAAACAATCAGGAGGAATGACGCATGAACATCAAAATCCCGCTGCAGCGGCTTGCAGCTGAACTGCAGGCAAAAAAGGGGGACGACAGCCGTACCGCGGAACTGAAGTGGTATACAGGCTCCACCGTCACGCGCAGAAGCTGGGACGGAACCTACCTTCTCACTCTTTCCATGAAACCCGAGCATGTCCGCATGGAAAGGCTCGCCAGCGGCAAGGCGCCTCTGCTGAACTCCCACAGCGACTGGAGCCTTGCCGACATTATCGGCGTCATCGAATCCGCCGACCTGCAGGGAAACGCGCGAGTCCGCTTCAGCAATCGGCCGGAAGTGGACCCCATATGGCAGGACGTCCAGGACGGAATTATCCGCAACGCCAGTGTCGGAGCCATGATCCACAAACTCAGGGACATTACAGAGAAAGATGAAAACGGAAACGAGAAGTCCGTCAAGTCTTACCTGGCCGTTGACTGGGAACCCATGGAAGTCAGTCTCGTTCCAATCGGCGCCGACCCCAATGCCGGGCTCCGAATTCAGTTCGAAGATGAATCGAAGATCTCGGATGCGGAGATCGTCTCCGCTTCCTTAACCAGGGCTGATTCAGCCCACATGGAGGATTTCACCATGAATACGAACAAGTCCACCAATGCGGGCGAACAGGCCCGCACCGAAGAGATTGCTGCTTCTCTGCAGCCGGCAGAAAACGAACAACAGAACCTCCGCGACTCAGGCGTCGAGGCCGAAAGGACCCGTGTCAAAACCATCATCGAGACCACGAAGGCCTGCGTCCTCGAAGCGTCTTTCGGAGAACAGCATATCAATTCCGGAACCCCCATCGAGGAATTCCGACGCCTGGCAATCGACGAGCGTGCCCGGCGGTTCAAGCAGGAAGTGCAGATCAGAACCCCGGCCGACAGCCCGCTGCTCCGCGAGGAATCCGACGTCCGGCGCGCCGCCATGAGCGATGCCCTCATGAATCGCTTCAATCCCAAAAAGTATGCGCTGGATGAAGCTTCACGGCAGTATGCAAACCTGACGCTGCTTGAAATAGCAAAGGACTGCCTGGACACCAAGGGCATTCGGTATCGAGGCCTCGACAAAATGGCGATTGCCAAGCTGGCTTTTCAGTCAACATCAGACTTCCCATATATCCTGGAGAATGTGCTGAATAAGAACCTGCGGTCAGGCTACGAAATCGCCGATGCCCTCTCGATGTGGAAGCGGATTTCCGCACGTCGGACGGCGCCCGATTTCAAAACAATGAGCGAGCTGCAGCTCGATGCAAACACCCGGCTCCAGAAGGTGACTGAATCCGGCGAAATCAAACGCGGTGCCTTGGTTGAAGGCAAGGAAACCTGGAAGCTGTCAACCTATGCGCAAATCATCGCGCTCACGCGCCAGGTGGTCGTCAATGATGACCTGGCGGCCTTTACCCGCATCCCGATGCTGCTTGGTCAGGAAGTGGCAGTTCTGGAGGCTACAACGGTATGGGGAATTATCACGGCCAACGGCACTCTGGCCGATGGCTATGCCCTGTTTGAAGCGGCTCATCACAACAATCTGACAGGCACCGGCACGGCAATCTCGGTCGACAGCCTCGGCATCGGCATTGCATCAATGATGAAGCAGACCACACCGGGCGGTAAGACAATGAATATCGCCCCGCGATTTCTCGTGGTCCCCGTCGGCAAACTCGGTCTGGCAAAACAGTATTGCTCCTCCGCTTATCAGCCCAACCAGCCCGACAAGATAAATCCATGGGCCGGAGAACTGACGCCGTTCGCAGAAGCCCGGCTCGAAGCCGCCAGTACCACAGCCTGGTATCTGTTTGCGGATCCCGATATTGCGCCCGTTGTGATCTATGCTTATCTCGAAGGCCAGGAAGGAGCCTATACCGAAACGCGGAATGGATTTGATGTGGACGGCATCGAGGTAAAGATCCGGCACGACTTCGGCGCTGGCGCCGTCGATTACCGCGGCGCGTATAAAAACGCCGGCGCATAACGATCCATCAATTGTTCCAGAAAGAAGAGAAAGCCCGACATATTCGGGCTTTCTTCATTTGAACCAAGGCCTGAAACGATTTCCGAAAGAACAAAGGGGAAAAGGAAATGGCAAAAACTTATGTCAGCGAAGGCAGATTCATCAATGCAGCGGCGACGGACCCAGCGACGCCCGTATCCGGTGATCCGGTTCGAGTCGGCGAAATCCCCGGGGTGGCTATCACCAATGAGGGCGCCGGAGATAATGCCGCCGACGAGACCACCATTTGCATCAGCGGGATTTTCAATCTCCAGGTAAAAGGAGTCGACGGCTCGGGCAACAGCGCCGTTGCACCCGGAGACAGGATCTACTACGTGGATGCCGACACTCCGAAGCTCAGCAAAAAGGCTACGGGACGTCTGTACGGCAAGGCTCTGGGTGCAGTGACTTCAGGGGCAACGGCAACAATCCCTGTCCTGCTGGTACAGGCATAGCCCATGAGCTATAACGATGTCATTGATGGCATGAATAAAGCCTGTCTGGAGATCTTCGGGCAGGCTTTTTTCTTTACGCCCGTCAGCACTGGCATTCCGCAATCCATTGCCGGCATCCTGGATGAAGGCGTGGAAATGGAAAACGGCACTCCAGGCGACGGCAGCGTGTATGCCAGATTGTGGACTTGGGCCGACGGCGTCAATCCCGTTCCGGTCGAAGGCGACGAGATCAGAGGTCAAAGCGCGGTTTATAGGATTGCGCGGATTGAAAGAGATGCGGCAAACGGGATTTGGATGCTGCTCCGCAAGGACCGGGATGCCTGATGAGCCGCACCGTCAACATCTACGTCAAAAAGAAGCTTCGCCTGGACCGGCTCACCCTGCCGCAACGCGCCATGTATAATCTCGGCGCCATAGCGCTCAATTCCATCCGGCAGCGCGTTGCCAGGGCCCATGATTTGAACGATGCGCCGGCGCCTCCGCTGAAATCAAAATCCTGGATTCGAATCAAGAAGGCCAGGGGCCTGCGCCCTATCCGGGATCTGCGCGGCACGGGCATGATGTCCACAGGAACCATTGCCCAATACCGGCGCAGAACCCTGAAGCGCAAGAGCAAGCTCAAAAGCGTCGGCCATCTCATGGATCAAATCGCCGTCCGCAAAGTCAGCGACAACATGGCGTGGATCACGGAACCGCCTACAGACGCAGGCAGGATCAAAGCGCGCGGCAACCGCGGGATGCTTGGTTTTTCCCGATCGAACATTGCCGTCGTATTGCGAAACGGCCAGGTCCTTCTCAATCAGCTGAAAGACCGTCTCCTCAGAATTGCCTGATCATGATCAAGCCTTCCGAGATTACCGGCAATATCGCCAACCTGCTGAAAAGCATCGATGGGCTTGTTGCCGCCATGGGTGGTGATATGGATCGGATATACGTTTACGACGACACTTATCCGATAAACGTCAGCCTGTCCCGAGCGCTGCACGCTATGCCTTCTCCCGGCATTATGGTCAGATACCGGGGATTGAGCGAATCAAGTGCCGGATGGAAATTCAGCCATACAGTCTCGATCTATCTCCGCCCGCGATGCGGAGATACCTATTCGAATCTCGTCTATCTGCTTATGAGCGGCATCCCGGCCGGCCGGGACCAGGAATTCCCGGACTGCACCATTCATGACGGATTGAACCTGCCGAGGTTCGAAGGCGAGATAACGCCCCAGCAGGACGCGGAAGGGGTGGAGTACCTAGAAATAAACCTCAGACTCGAAGAAAGGTAAAGACAATGCCAGCCAATATTCGCGAAATGCTAATCGGTTTTGGAAAAAGCAGGCAGACAAACCTGGCCACGGCAAATACTCTCGCCGGCATCTGGCGTCTCGGAAAGCTCAATGCCAGTTTTGCCGGCCCAAAGCTCAATACCGAAGACGACGCCGCGGAGCTCGGCAAGGGTCATGAGTTCGCCACCCAGGTCTTCAAAACATCCTGGGACGTGGCCGGCCAGATTGAAAAGTATTGCAGCGCCGAGTTTGCAGCCTGGGCGATGGCTTTCGGCCTCGGGAAATCCGCCAAAACGGGCACCAGCCCGAATTTCACCTATACCTGCACCCCTCTGGATCCGGTGGTCGATGGGATTGAACTTCCCTGTTTCAGCTATATCGAGCAGATCCGGCCGGGCGCCAATGTCGTGCTGGATCGCATGGCCATCGGCTGCGTCATCGAGGGATGGACTCTGACCATAGGCGCCGGACCGGGCCGGGCCAACAGCAAACTTGTCGTGGACATTGTGGGATCCGGCAAACATGTCGAGCCCTCCGCAATAGAGCTCCCGGCGGCCGTCGCAGAAAAACTCCTGCCCTCCGCTTCTCTCGCCTGCACAATCAACGGAGTCAATTATGTCTCCAATAGAAACATCGTTTCTCTCGAAGCAACCTGGAAAAATAACCATCGCCTCGATGCCGGATTTTATCCCGGATCAGGATTCCAGGATTCGGGTGATGCCACATCGGGCGCCATCCGCGGGCGCATGGAAGTTGGAGACCGGGAATGCGGGCTGCAGTATACGGCCCGTTTCGAGCATGGCTCCGATGAACTCACCAAACTGAAAGCCCAGACGGAGGGCACGGCCGCAATCAGTCTTTCGCATGATGCCAACAACAGCCTGGCGCTCACCTATCAGCGCATGAGCTTCTCTGTCGTGGAATTGGGAGATACGGACGGCATTGTGACCGTACAAGTGACCTGCAAGCCCCTGATGCATGCGACCAACGGCCTTCTGACCGCCGTCGCCAAGTGCGGCGTCGACGGCATCGGCGAAGCGGAAGCGTAATCGTCCAACCCTTTTATCTTGCCCAGGGGCTCTGTAACGGCGGAGCTCCTTGTTTCCTGGAGATACCATGTCTGAAGATAAGTCCTTATTCGATGCAAACCGCCAGATGGAATTCAAACTGCAATCCGCGGAAGGCGCAAAAACCGTCACCGTGCGTTTCCCTTCGGACCAGCAATGGATGGAGCGTCAGCGCAAAAGAAAAATCCTGATCAAAAATCTAGGCCGCGGCATGAGCGAAACCATTATGCCCGATTCCTCCGATTTTGACGCAGGCCTGGTTGCCGAGCTTCGCGTCGGAGAGGAGCCGGCCATCGATGCCTTTGAGGCCGGCCGGATCCTGGACGAGTTAAGCCGGGCGGATGTCGACAACATCGAACGCGAGGGGAACCTGTTCCGCGTACACCTCCAGGTTCCGGGATCGCGGACAATCCATGTTATGAAGATTCCAAGCTCACGGGATCTGTTCCAGCATCGCCGCAGCTTTTACCGGATTATCGATCTGCCCTATAACCGCCAGCAGCTGACCATCAACCTTGACGCCGCGGCCGATCTCTATAAAAAGCTCTGTGAATCCAATGAAGGATACGCGGCCTCCGTTCCGATCATCCATCAGGCGGCCG